GGAGGGATATTGTGCCTAAATATAAATACTGGAGAACGGAGAAGTTGGAACACTTATTATCAGAACTGAATTGGAGAATCAAACATTCAAGCTATGGTATGAGTGACATTTATTTTAGAGATGATATTGAAGATATTTTAATCAAAAGAGAGGAAAGACTATGACTATGACTAAGTTTGACTATGATATAGACATAAAAATACCCGTAGCCTTACGGCTATGGAAAGAAGATGGAACTGATGTTGAGCAAAATATGGACTTGATGTTGGACAGTGCCGTCATTCAGGATGATACTTTGCAGATGATCTTTCGGGACATTGACGAGTATATTAACACTAACGTATTGAGGAATAGATAATGCCTAGACCAAATAGATATATATCAAGCTGGAAGATGACGTTGGAGTGTGAGTGGGCAGACCACGACGACAAAGACTTCTATGATGAAACAACGGAAGTTAATCCAAGTGGGATACCTGACAAATACATGGACTATGTATTAGAGGCTATTGAAATACAACGTAACGACGACGAAGAAACTTTTGAAGACGAAGAGGAGACAGTGTAATGGAAGAGATTCTATTTAGTGAGCCGTCTGATTTACTGGACGCATATTGCCAAGATCAATTTGGACATGTAGATTGGAAGATGGACTTTGACAAACAAGGCAATTATATAGTAACTTTTTTTAAATCACAAAGAGAGGAAGAAGAGTATGACGAATAAAAACAAGGTTGTAATTGACTACGAAGAATCGGACATCTATCAATACTTTGGGTGTCCGACAGAGATATGGGAGGCCGATCGTGCAGACTTACTCGCAATCATCGGAGGTATGTCTGGGATCATGGAACTTCTCTGGCATAAAGAGATAACACCTGAACAATCATTTGGTGATTTCAAGCAGTGGTTAAGAGATCAGCAACCCATTGAAGTGGAGGTTGTCGATGGATAAGATGGTGATTGGAAAGAAAAGACACAGGATAGAATGGGTCATTGGAGTTATCATCGGGATAGTTTTTGGAGTGTATGCAAATAAACTCTATGTATCCGTAGATAATTATTTAAATGCTGAACCTGTGGGATACTTGTGTAAAAGGGGGGTGACTTACATTCAAGCTGACCCCTCAAGCAGTGTCTACATTAAATCAGAAAGCAACCTCGAGTGCGCTGATGAAAAGGAAATTTCACAATGACACCTGAGAAAAGAGTTAAAGTAAAAGTTTGTCACAAACTAAAAGAAATGGGGGCGTATTACTTTTACGCCTCAACAGGAGGATACGGCAACAGTGGAGTGCCGGACATCATTGCTTGTTTAAGTGGTAAGTTTATCGCCATTGAATGCAAGGCCAACGGCAACAAGCCCACCAAGTTACAAATAAAAAATTTATTAGACATTGACAAAAGTGGGGGAATCGCAATAGTTGTTGACGAGAACAATGTAGATATGCTAGAGTTTTTAATCACAGGTAAGCAAGAGATCAGATATGAAGAATGACAACGTGAATAGACCCTCGCATTATACACAAGGAGAGGTAGAGTGTATTGATGCGATCGAGTCTGCAACCATAGGTCTTGTCGGAATCATTGCCGTTTGTGTGGGTAACGTTATTAAATATGTGTGGCGTTTCGCACGTAAAAACGGAATAGAAGATTTAGATAAGGCTGACTACTATCTACAAAAACTTAGACAGAAAGTGAGAAACAAAAAATGAGTGATGATATTTTTATCAGAACCAAACGGCTACTTGAGAACCACGTAGATCTTTTAAATCAATATAGCATAGGCAATCCATACGCTGATGAAGCACAGGATATTGTGAACGAGCTGAATGTGCTAATCAAAAACAAATCTTTCATTAGACATCTTGAACAAGAAATCGAAGAAGAGGAACGCAAGATGGTCAGCGATGATTTAGCACAAGAGATATTGAATCAGAAGTTTTGTGTCGGTGGCCGGTGTGACGACTAGCACATTTACCCACGCATTGCTAGACTGCGAAGGGGAAGTAATCAAAAAATATAGGTGGACAAAAAGCGAGGCGCAGTGGTATAGTGATAACCACCCTACTGATACTATCGTTAGATTAGATCAACCTATATATAAATCAGACTATCAGCGATCATTAGAATTAGTGGGGGACTGTATATTCTAATAACCTTTTCGCAGATAATCGTATGGCAGATGAAATAGACATGGCAAATGAACAAGTCCAAAAGGCTTTAGACATGACCATGAGAACAATAAACACAAGAGTAGAACAGAACGATACCGGCCATTGTCTTTGGTGTGAGGCGAAAATAAAACAAAAAGACAAACGAAGATGGTGTAGTGTCGAGTGTCGTGACGAGTATGAAAGGTATCATGACTAATATGAAAATGGTTAAACGAAGAGTGTTACTGAAAAATTTAAAGTTTTTACCTAAGGGACAAAGTCGAGTAATAAAGAACTGGAGAAGAGGGGACACTGTTCTTTGTGAGATCGATGTTGATTGGGTGCAACACAAGCACGGCAAATATTCTAGATTGATGGCAGACTAATATGTCTGGAGGTATTGTCAGTCCATGTAATTCGATTTGCCGATACGAAGAGATCGATGGTGAACCACGGTGTCTAAGTTGCTTTCGCACGTATGAGGACTTATCTAATTGGATGTATTTGACAAATGACCAACGAAGAGAAAGAATTAAACAAATTAAACGAGATAGGAGAGAGTATGAACGTCAACAAAAAAACGCTACAAATTTGGCAAAAAAATCTTAAACAAGGCTATCGGTTCTTCCAACCTGATAAAGCCTGTCAACCAACACCGAGAACTCTACGAGAGGCATATGCTCTTAAAAACAACGGGAAATAAATGTAATCACTGCAAGGCTGAGGCTAAATACTACACCGATCATAAGTGGTGGTGTGGGTTAGCATTCAACGGGCATGGATATTGCAAGAAAGAAAAGGATAAATGAACATTGTCACTCTCGACTTCGAGACATTCTATGACACAGGCTACGGCCTTAACCGATTAACCACCGAAGAATACATCAAAGATAAACAATTTCAAGTCATTGGAGTTGGTCTTAAAATTAATCACGAACCTATCCAGTGGCTCACAGGCGAAGAACAGGTATCAAAGGGCCTTCGCCTTATCGACTGGCAGAACTCCATGTTACTGTGTCACAACACGCAGTTCGATGGCGCTATTCTTAAATGGCACTTCGGGATTGAACCGGCGAAATACCTAGACACACTGTCAATGGCACGGGCTTTGCATGGCGTTGATGCCGGGGGTTCACTTAAAGTTTTGGCTGAACATTACAAACTAGGAGAGAAAGGCACGGAAGTCTTAAATGCTAAAGGTAAACGCCTTGAAGACTTTCAAGAATGGGAACTCCGTCAGTATGGAGCATACTGTAAGAATGACGTGAAGCTTACCTACGACCTGTTTAAGATTCTCTCTAAAAGTTTTCCTCCTGAAGAACTTTTACTGATCGACTTAACTTTAAAAATGTTTATCCTCCCTACCTTAAAACTAGATAGTGAACTACTAGAAACACGGCTATCTGAAGTAAGAAATGAGAAACAACAACTCTTAAATAACTTACAAGCTAAACTAAACTGTCAAACAGAAGAAGAGGTGCGTAAGATTCTTGCCAGTAACAAACAGTTTGCAGAACTTTTAGAAAGTATGGGCGTAGACGTTCCCATGAAAGTCAGTCCAACAACGGGCAAAGAAACCTATGCCTTGGCTAAAGGAGACGAAGAGTTTCTCCAACTTTGTGAACACGAGAACACTTTTGTGCAAGAACTGTGTGCCGTGCGACTTGGAACGAAGTCAACCATTGAAGAGTCTCGGATCGAACGATTCCTTGAGATTGCTAAACGAAACAACGGACACCTACCCATTCCCCTTAAATACTATGGCGCACACACAGGGCGATGGGCAGGGTCAGACAAAGTTAATTTTCAAAACCTACCGGCTCGAGATGCAAAAAAGAAAGCATTGAAGAATGCGATTCTACCTCCCGAGGATCACGTGATTATCAATGCCGACTCTTCGCAAATCGAAGCAAGGGTTTTGGTTTGGTTAGCCGGACAACACGACGTCTTAACTCAGTTTGCAAATGGTGAAGACGTGTATGTGAACTTTGCACGTCGTGTTTACGGCAAATCAAACATTAATAAAACAGAACGAGCAGTGGGTAAAACTTGTATCCTTGGTTTAGGTTATGGCACTGGGGCAAAGAAACTTCAGAACGTGTTAAAGATCAATGCGGGACAAGAACTTTCTGATGTCGAATGTCAACGACTCGTCCATCTATATCGAGAAGTGAATCACGAAGTGGTAGACCTATGGCAAGACTGTGATCGGGTTTTGGCAGACATCGCTGCATGGCCGGCAAATAAAGACCCTTATTATTTGGATAAACGTCGCACAATACTCGTGACTCACATTGGGCTTCGATTACCAAATGGACTGTTTATTTACTATCCTGAGTTAGAATTAAAAGATAATCGATATAGCTACAAATCCAGACGAGGACGAATCAGTATCTGGGGAGGGGCTGTTGTGGAAAACATTGTTCAAGCTTTAGCCCGTATCGTTATTGGACAACAGATGTTAGAAATTAACAAAGCCTATCGCCCTGTGTTAACAGTGCATGATGCCGTTGTCTGTGTTGCGCATAAAGATAAAGCCCAAGAAGCATTAGATTGTATATTAACCAAAATGAATCAAGCTCCGGCATGGGCAAAAGGATTAC